CCACCGCTCCCGTGTGCTGAACCGCCAAATCTAAAAGACTTTGATTGTGTAATATGATGGTTGTCATTATTCTACTTTTTGAATATTTACAGGTCCATGAGTGCAAGTCGCTGTAATGCTAACCTGTTTTATTTCCTCTATTACGGCAGAAGCTATTTTCTGGCTTACTTTGTCCAAATAATCGTTTTCGTTCTCATTCTCCATTTCTTCTGTCCAAGCCTTTTTTATTTTTTCTTTTAATCTTGTGATATTTAATGCCATTTTAATTTTCTTTTAAAAGCTCTTTAAACCTGTTTTCTATTTCCTTAAATTTCGGCTGGTTGATAAGCCGTGTTGTAGGCCCTCCCGAAACTGTTAAAAATTTCATCTTCTGGATTTCCTGTAATAGGTCTGTCATAAGCTTTGCCAATGTTTCGTTTTCTTTTTTAAGTAAGAAACCCTTTTCGTCTACTTTTAACTGTGTTTCTTCTATTTTTAAATCAACGCTTTCTATTTCGCTGAAAAATTCAATATAAAGACGATGAATATCCTCATTGATTGGAGAAACCAATACCCAGCCGCCTACTTTTGGAAACAAATAAAACCTCTTGGCTTCGTCCTCCACGCTTGCTGATAATCTAACATCGGTGTAGTCTAATGTTCCATCATTAACCACACAGGTTCCGTTTATTTTATCCACAGAAACCACTACAGCAGGAAAGGTGTCTACTCCTCGTCGTCTCATTAGGTTTAATCCGTCTTGTAGTTCTTTGCTCATTATAGTTTATTGCTTATTGTTACATCTCTTCTTGCTCCAGAACTTCCGTAAGTGGTTACTACTTTTTTTATAAAATACTTGCCTTCTCTTGCTGGGTGTTCACTGTCTTGAATGACTGCTGCCATACCATGTTCTGCATAAGGAATTAGAAATGATTTTACAGAACCTTCAAAGCCGTCATATTTGAGTTTTTTAAGCTCTGCTTGTGCCATTTCTTCAAGTTTCTTTTCATCTGAAATGACACTTGTATGAAAAGTCCTGAGTTCTCCGTCTTTATCGCCGACCTCTATGCTTTTTTTTCTGTTTTTATTGTCTATGTAAGTGTATTTTATCTTTAATTTCTTTTGGTCGGCAGATTTATACTCTAAATTGTTCTCAACCAAATTATAGTTAAGGTCGTATATTACCTGCTTTCCTATGTTGTTCATCTGTTCCAGCCCTGCATATAATTTTCCTTCATTGTCTAAATAAATACTCAGCGCAAAATCATCTTTCAGCTTTTGAAGCACCTGCGCCCCGTTAGCCATCCTGATGACGAGTTTATCTATCTTCATGCTGGGGATTTTATCCGAAAGCTCTACATCTGTCCCCTCAACCACTTTTTTTAGCACCTCTTTAAGTGTAGTGCCATTATTATAGGCGTGAGTGATATTTTTTCTCCTAAGAACCCACATAGCGTCTTCACATTTGATTTCTAAGGGGATTTTAGAGCCTATCGCTGTTACATAGCCGACAAATTCCACTCCTTCGTACCTTTCTTCATAGCCGAGTTTTATTTCTACTTTATCGCCGACTTTAATAGCATTCTCTACCTGTTTTTCCTCCCCATTGTGTCTTATCTTAAACTTGGACGGCATGGTTATTACCGCAGTGTCTGAGAGTTCTTCCGTACTCTTGGTGATTTCCACTTCACTTACTGAATGGAATATAAAATCACCTATTTTTATCTCTGATTTTAAAATAAACATCTTACAAAGTTTTTAAAGCCCTTGCTTTATCGGTTAAATCTGCATAAAAATCGCTGTCTGAAACCGCAGTGATGGTGTATTTCTGTAAGCCCTGTTCTCCTGCCATTTCTTCCCACTGAATATCTTGGAGTACGATACGCCGAATTTCAAACAATTCTAAGAATGGATTTCCGACAACCTCCAGACTGTCATTGATTTCAAACATCCTGTGGAGTTCCTGTACCTGCTCGGAAGGGTATTCATCTCTTCTTTCTGGGTCTTCATTGATGCAGACTCCTTTTATTGTAAGGGCATAGTCTTCGGTACAGATGTATTCTTTTACTGTTCCGCGTCTTTCTTTGCCTACTGTTGCGGTTTCAACTATGGTTTTGGCTAAACTCATAGAGATAAGCGGTTCATTGGGAAAAACAAATTGTTCTCCTTTGTATGCGACTTTTAGTGTTTGAAAATAAGCTCCTCCAAGCATCAGTTCTCTTGCTATTCCCCTGAGTGAAGGAAGAACAAATTTTGTTTTGTTTTTCCCCCACCAGCTTGGAAATGCCGGCCCTACATAATTAAAATGCGCCATGGCGACAAGTTCCTTTATGTCTAATTCCATTGTTCATTATGTTTGAAGTTGATTCACACTATTAATAGCTCTTAGCAATTCTTCTCTCACTCTTTCTCCAAAAGAAGACAGTCCTTCCTCTTTTGAGGATACATAAATTTTGGTATCAGTCCCTACTTTATCAATATTGATGGTAATGTTGGTCTGCTTTGAACCTCCAGAGATGATTCCATCCGATGCTTCTTTTTTCTTTCTTCCCTTTTTCTTTTCTTTTTTCTTGTCATCTTTCCCAAGCCCTCCTCCTGCTGAATACTCAGGCATTATGGTATTTTTTAAATTATTTACCGTGCTGGAAAGACTTGATTTTTCGTTCCATTTTAACTCATCAAGAGGATTTTTGATACCTTTCTTAAATGCATCTGCTTTTTCATCAAAATTCTTTTGAGCATTTTCTATTGTTTTCTTTCTGTTTTCAGTGTCTTGATTTATCTTTTCAAGCAGTGCATTATTTTCTGATTCCTCACCCATTCCGACAGCATTTTTGAAGGTATACCAGCCTTCCTTTATCTTATTGAGGCCTATCATAAAGCTGTTAGTGGTCTTCTGCCAGTAATAGTCTATCATAGAGGTAAAAGCTTCCCATGTGAGTTTGGCATTATTCACAACCGTGCTCCATGCCTCGCCCCAACCACTGATTTTTGATATAAGGTAAGTAATAACCGCAATCAGCACGATAATTCCAGCTACAATCAGCCCTACTGGGTTAGACCATAATGCAAGGTTTAGCACCCATTGTGCGGCAGCGGCAGCTAAAAGTCCTACCGCAAGACTTCCCAAAATAATAACTACGGGTTCTAAAATAGGCCCCAATTGCTCTCCTAACCAGCTGAAAAAACTCATCATCTTAGAAGCGATAGGAATAAACACAGAGCCTATCTTTACCATCATTTGCTCTAATTGCCCTTTTAACCCTTCTAATTGTCCATAAGGAGTATTAGCAACTTGTTCAAGCATTTTGTGGAATCTTCCCCCTTCTCCTGTCGCCATATCCATTGCCCTACGAACATCATTGAAGCTGATTTTTCCATCTTCCATCTTCTCTTTGAGACTGTTTATGCTTTCTCCTGTTTTCTCAGATATAATCTGTAAAGGGTTAAAACCTGCATTGATAAGCTGTAATAACTCTTGTCCAGCAAGATGTCCTTTTCCCTGTATCTGAGCCAAAGCAAGTGAAAGACCTCCTAGCTTATCAGCATCTCCCATACTGATATCTCCGAGCTGTTCCATAAGCGGCATAACATCAGAGCTTTTAATTCCGTTGGCGAGCATCTGCGTAGCCATATCATAAACCTCTGTCCCAAATACCGTATCAGTAGCAAACTTTGTTAATCCCTCATATAGCGAACTGCCTATTTCTTTACTTCCTGTAAGGGTTTGCAGCTTCATTCTCTCTTTGCCTGCTTCCATTGCTTTTTCTGTTGCCGTCCAAAAAGAACCAATGGTTGCCCCTGCCAAAGTTAATGGATTAGATATTATATCTGCTCCAGGCAGAGAGTTCGCAAAGTCTTTCCGCCAGCCAGCCATTTTTGAACCGAAACCATTCCCTGAGATTCCCTGTTCTAATCTTGAAATTTGTTTTTCAAGGCGTTGAGCCTCTTTTGTGGCTTCATTAAATTCCTTTTTTAGATGAGTAGAAAATTTAACCTGGTTTACCTTTTCTAGTTTCTTTTTAAGTTCATCTATAGAGTATTGAAGCGTTTTGGGACCACGAACAGCGTTAACAGCAGATGCCGTAACTTTTGAGAAAAGAGCCGACATCTTTTCTTGTGTTTTCGTTGCTGCGCTGGAGAGTTTTTCGGCATTGTTTTTGATGCCATCTATAGATGAAGAGGCCTTTTTTGCAGCTGCAGAAATGCCGTCTTTCATAGAGATGATAAATTCATAAACATTTGCCATTTTTAGTTATATTTGCATTATGTTATTAGTATTTGTTTATATTTTTTTGATTGCTCTTGCAGCAGGTTTTATATGGAAACTTGGAAAAGATTATGTATATCTTATCAAGTACCGCCCTGTGCTTTCAGTAGTCTTTTTAGTCGCTTCTGCTTTGATATGGAGCGTTCCTCTTATAGACTATCTTGCTAAAGGGATGTTGTTCTTTTCTGCCAGCTGTTTTTTTATGTATTTCGCAGCCGTTCATAGAAAGAGACATCTTTAATAAGATTTTGAGGCTTCTGCTTCTTTAGCTCTTATCCACTTTAATTCTTCCACACGCATTGCCCATTCCTCATCTGTCAGCAGGTCGGGATTTATTTTGAAAAAATACCGCAGTTGCGCATCCAAAATACGAATGGGTTGTTCGTCTTCGTTTACTTCCGCCTGCTCTAAAGCTTTTCCAGCTCAGCCTCTTTTACTTCTATGATTTCTGCAATTTTAGAAGATGCTGCAAGAAATAAGCTGTCATTAGTTTTAATTTCTTCATCTCCTCCAAGCCAGCTGTTTTTAAGGATGATTTCATTAAACTTCAGCGGGTCTTTTGTTGCCGTAGAAGATGCATAACTCAGCGTTTTTCTATCAGGAGTTTTAAGATAACATTCTTTATCTTCTATTTTTAATCTAAAAATATCTCCATGTTTTGATTTCCATTCTTGGATTTGCTCTTGTGTGATTTCTGATTTCATTTTTTTACTTTTTAAAATTGTTTTAAATATTTTTTAAAAATACCCGCCCGAATAAGACGGGTATAAATTTTACACCTGTCTTTTTACATCAATGAAAAGGATAGGAAGCTCTACAATCATATTTTTATCTCCCTGGTTCATTCCTTTTTTCACTTCTGTAAACTCTACACCCTTTAGAATGTCTGTTACTATCTGTCCGCCATCATTCGGCACATATGCAACAACAACATCAAAAGAAAGAGCGAGTATATTTTTATTGGTTGCATCTCTGGTCATGGCTTCCAGTTCACTCTGCCATATAGATATTTTACCTTCATAAGACACATTGCCACCCACAACTCCGTGAGGCTTACATCCCCTGCCATAGAGCAGCTCTTTTTCTTTTTTCTCTGTGTATTCTATTGCTGTACATCCTTCCAGTATTCTCCCTCCGAGAAGCACCGATATACTGCACCAGCTGTATTGTTTTGAATTAAAACTTGCCATTGTTAATCTATTTTAGTAGTGAAACCTATCTTAACTGTAATAAACTTAGCATACCCTACAGGCTGTAATTTAATGCCTACTTCCATTATCCCTGTTTTGATAATGTCTTGATTTTCATCAATCACAACCTTACAGTTGCTTAATTCTCCTTTACTCGTCATCTGCCCATTAATGTTACTCTCTACAGAGTTCTGCCACGCTTTGATGATAGCAGGATGTATTGTCCCGTTTTCTGTAACTTGGATTTCATCTCCCAAGTTCTCCACCAATACATTGTAAGCGATGATAACTGCCTTGTCCATTACAAAGCCGTTGGCTAATGCTTTAAAATCATCAGTCTCTCCTGTAAGTGTAGGGTCATCGGTAAAGAAAAATCCTGCTTTCCCCGCAAAGTTTCTAAGGAAGATGTAATTTTTATCCGCGATGCTGTCCCAAGCGGAGGATAAAGATTCTACTTTTGCACCTCCTGTAAAATACGCCTGCGTATGCTCTACTGCGCCGTCTTTTACCCTCCCAATATTTCTTTGAACTGGAGTAGATGCTAGCCGTGCCAAAGCCAGTCCGATAGAAGCTTCTTTTCCGCCGTCTGTGTTTGCCAGCAGTAGTGAAACTCTGTTAAACTTTGTCGTACTGTAATCCTTTAAGGACTGCACATCTCCGCTGAAATCATTAGCAGAAATGATAACCCTCACAGGAAAATATTTTTCTGCAAAATCATCTGCCAGTTTTTGTGCTTTAATTACGGCTTTGTCTGTGTCTGCATCGATACTTCCGCTGATAGTAGGGCTTCCGGAAGATTTTTTAAGAATACCCAGCACACGGATTTTTCCCCCGGCATCTTCAAGTAATTTCTTCGCAAAAGTCTTTTCGTGGTCAGCCATCTGTTCCATCGTGGTAGCATCAGAAACAAGCATTATCCACAGCTCTGCTGATGTTCCTGCATATTCATAGAATGCTTTAACATGTTTGTAAGCAAAAGGGTTTTCTGCTTCTGTAATTCCTATTTTCTTTGCATCTTCTAAAGAAAATATTTGTTTACTTTCTCCTATCGCAATTTTACCTGCAACAGTAGAGCCTGTAACAACAAGACCAGGTGTCTTTTGTATATCTGCTGTGAGCAGTTCTAAGCCATTAGAAGCAATGATAAATTTTATTTTTGGTAATCCCATTTTTGTTATGTTTTAAATTTTA